AGTCTCATCTTTCTGGAAAATCTCCAATTTAAAGAGAGAACCTTGAGTAATAAGGTGCTGATAAAGAGTAGGATTAGAGAAAGTTCTACTCTTATTCTCTCCTCTCTTAGTCTTCTTATAGAACTGACCATTAGGGGAAATTAATAGCAGATAAGTATCATTGCTCTTACCAAAAGTAAGCTCATTATTCTGCATATCATTTAGAGAAAAGAATGTCTGAGAGAACTCCAGTCTATCATTCTTAGCACGAAGATCCCAACTTTGTGTCTTCTTGGATCTTCTAGTTGTTGTTGCAATTACTTGAAACATAAATTTTTAATTTTACTTTTGATTATAAATTTTATCCCAGTGGGTAATAAATTTTCCATCTACTAGCTCAGAAATTACTATTTCCTGATCCTTAAGATGGGTTGGCCTTGCACCACAGATAACATCATCTGTAGTCTTAAAGGACAAAATATTCTTGTTGTCTTCACCTCTGTATAGAAGCCCTATTGCATCTACATCAGCAGAGACCATACTCTTAATTTTGCCAGTAAGATCTAACTCTCTGGCAGATACTTCTTTGCCATTCTTCTCTATGTTAGTGGTCTTTAAGTGACCAAGAAGAATTACCCTATCTGCGCACTTATAAATGGCATTCAGTAGGTTTGTCATGGCATCCCTCAGATATTTGTAACCTGCACCATTAGGAAGATCTAGCACATTATTGCCAACAAAGCCTTTACCCATAGGTGTTTGCTTATAAAGAGTTAACGCATAAGGTAATGCTAAATCTTCCAACTTGGTTAGAGTATCTAGAGTGATATACTTATATGGCCTACCAGCAGCTATGATAGCTTTAATAAGGTCCATTAATTCTTGCACAGAGTTAATACTAACCTTGAGTGCATCATAATATTGAGTACCATTCTCCAAATCTATGATAAGATTATTCTCTAGTTCTGCGAGTAGACTGGTTTTGCCGGTCTTAGGCTTAGAATAGATGATAAGCTTACCAGGATCTGTTAAGGTAGCTTTTATTTTACTTGTTGGAAGTTCCATATTTACAGTAATGAATCATAAACTATTTGCATATCCTCAGATTTTGCAGGTGGTAGTTCTGAGAAACTACCTGCTTTTGGGTTAGCTAAGAGACCCACAGCAATATTATCTCTTCCTAATCTGTTCTTAATTACCTTCAACATAATAAAGCTATCTTTAAGCTTATTTATATCATAACCCAAGCAAGTAGGCATATCCATCTTGAATGCTGACATAGTAGCTAATACTACATCTGCATCTGCATATGGATTCCTAGAGGACTTGAAGTCAGTAATTTGTGGAGATATATCTACACCTTTAAATTTGGCCCTATCTATAGAGCTAAGACCATCATTAAATTGCGATATAAAGATACAGGAAACATTGAACATATTCCTAAGTTCTACCATATATTCTGATGCTTTATCTATAATTTCCTTATCTGAGAAGCCTCTCTCCTTTTGCAGGAGGAGCAGATGGTCTAGGATAATTATAGTATAAGCTTCAGGATTATTAGGAATGAACTTATCAATCTTCTTCTTAGGATTACCCTCCTTATCTACATAATCAATGTAGGTGAAGGAACCCTTTTGAGACATATATTGCCACATCTCATTGTAGATACCAGTAGGATTAGTACTCTTAAATCTAAAATTTATCTTAGAGAATAAAGCCTCTACAGTTGGTATCTCCATCTTAACATACTCTAATTCTTTAGGTGTTAAGCGATTATCACCAAAGCCCTTAATAACTTCTGGTGGAATAGTAACTCCATGCTTATTCCTAATGATCACGGAAAGCCAATTACATTTCTTGGATAACTCGTCAATCTCATAAGAATAGTAGAATACATTGATTTCCAGTCCTTTGCTTTCTGCATCAGATATTGCATTTAATAGCATATAATCTGCAAGAGTAGTCTTATAAGTACCTGATAAACCGCCCAGTAAGGTGTATACCCCTCTCTGGATACCATGTATCTCAGAATTAATTCTCTTAAAACCATTGTTTAGACCTTGGAATTTACCATCAAGGCCAGCTTGTATTCTCTCTTCTAAATTCATAGTGAAGACACTTTTTCTACTCTATTACTATCCACAATACTTAGCTTTTCCCACATTTTACTCTTAATAAAGTTCTCTATCTTCATATTCAGATTACCATAGTTAGCTTTAACTTTAGCTAGAACCTCATTGTGAGTATTGATGTTCCTCTTAATGTTTTTTGCATACAGGATGGACATCAAGTTCCTGTCTGCAGAGGTAAGAAATGCCTGTCTACCATCAATAATAGTGAAAGCAGGATAAGCCTCATAAAGCTCATCAATATGCTTATCTACCTCAAAGAAGAGTTCTTGTGCAAGTTTCTCAGTTACCTCAAAATAATCCAGTTGGAATGTATTCTTGGTACTGGGAATTACTTGCTCAATTAGACCCCTCTCCGCCAAGGAGAGTATCATCTCAGAGTTTATAGCTCTCCTACTTCTATTACCATTAACTAAGACATTCTCCTTCACTCCATACTTGGAGGTCAGAGTTATCTTTTGACCAATCATCTTCTCAGTAGCAGAAGTTGGTCTTACTTCATTATCCTTTGGTGTAAAGTTACTATACTTATACACCAAATCAAACCTCTTATTATAAATAAGTAAGAGGTAAGTTAATTCCTCGCCAGAAATATCATATTTCACGAGAACCTCAACCCACTTATCTAAATCTAGCATGTCTTTTATTTGCTTTTTTAAAATCCTAACCCCACTATAAAAGACTCTTCTATATAATTATTGCTGCTCTTGTATCTTTCTGTTTACTTCTAACCCAACTTTCCTCTTGAGAGCCTCTTATTACTAGATTATATAGGTAGGAAAGTTTATCTTTCTCATACCTAGTTACCCTGTATAGTCTTTGCCTATGCTGGGTACTGCTTGAAGTACTGCTGGCTATAATTCCAAGTGTTACAGAGCTATCATCAAATCCTTGGTCTACACTTTTTGCACCAATAAGATATTGGTACTCCTTATTCAGGAATGCATTTAAGTTGTCTTTCTTTTTCTTGGTAGTAATCTTGGAGTGATAAAGTACACTATTGGGTAGCATAGTGTGAAGAACATCACAAAAAGAAGTACTCTCAGAAAAAATAATACACCTGTCCTCAGGATGATCAGCAATGATATTAAGTATTTCTTCATACTTGTTATATGCATTATAGATAATATCTTTTCTCTTCTTTAAATATCTATTAAATTGTACTGCATGAGCAACTGCTTTACCTGCATCAAGATAAGAAGGACTAGTTGGATGTAGTCCTTGATTTCTTCTATACAAATAAGCTTCTCTACTATCTGGAGCCATACAAGCCATTGCATCATCAAATCTGTTGTAGAATGTTTTAAAGAAAAACTCATACATCTTATTAGCATCAGCATATTGCTTAGCTTCTACTTCTGTAAAGTCTATCATTTTATTATATTCTATAACAGGTGCAACCCAATGATTTAGTAAGGCTTCCTTCATACTAATGTTACATATCTCATTAATTCCTCTCTTAGAGAGAGTATCTATATGAGATTGTGACATTGTTGCAGATAAACCTAAGAAATATTTCCACTTGGAATATAGTACAGCTTGGTTAAAGACAACAGCCTCATCATTAGAATACATATGTATCTCATCTTGAATAAGAAAGTCTGCTTCCATGGCAGTCTTAACATATGTATTAACAACAAAAACTTGTGCCTTTACTCCCCACTCACTTAAGATCTTAACCCACTGTTCCTGTAAGATTTGTCTAGGGACAACTACATGGATTATGGTATCTTCTGGTAGTGCTTTACAACACTTTATTGCAGTAATGGTTTTGCCAAAACTACCTACTGCAGTTAGGAGACCCACTCTATTATTGTCTTCCCAAGTACTTACTATCTCAGCTTGTTTTTGATCTTTAGTCTTCATTCATTAGTCTATTAATCTCATCTGGATCTGGAAGCTGAGGTAGTTCCTCAACTTCTATTTCTTGATATAAATCCATATACTTTTTAATGTTTCTTGAAAAAATTAATAATTCTTTAGGAGTAGCATTAGCTTTCATACTATTAGCAAGAGTGCTAATAACAGCTATGTTATCCTTAGTATATCCTTTATCAGGATAAATTCTGTCTATGGATGGAGAGTACCTTGTACTACATATTAGGGGAACTTTAAGAATAGGACACTTTTTAGGAATGTGTATATCTCTCAGTTCAATATTGAATTCTAGCCCCTTCTTCAGTGCTCTTTTCTTAGCACTTCTGAAAAGCTGTTGCTTTAACTCATGTAAGTCTTTATACTTACTAAGAGCCAGGAGCTTAATATTATTTTTTTTTCTTTTCACATACTCTTTTTAAGGATTATTTATCCATAATATTTACATCCATAAAATACTTTCTGTTCTCATTTAAGAGAGTAGCAATAAGATTTGCATAAGTTTCTTGTTGTTTCTGGTTACCAATATTTCTAGAGATACTACATACTAATGTATAAGTTTCTTCATTTTCAAACTTACCTACACCAACATTGTCTTTGTATCTCCCAGTTACAGTAACTTTACCATCAATTCCTACACTTTTGTAAGGCTGTATTTTTACCATTTTATACATAAAATAAAGACATTTGTTTTACATTAAATTCATTAATCCAATCATTGGCTTTCATTGTATAATACTGATAATCAATATTATAGTCTGCAAAATTATCTACCTTAAAGCTCTTATTAAAGTATTTAACCTTCCAGTCTTTGAAGACTTTACCATTCCTAGATGGAGCTTCTACTTGCTCTATAACTCCACCGGAATATCTCTTCATTAGATAGCCATCATGGTTCTTATTACAAATATAGTATCTTACAGTCTTACTTAGTTTTTTTATTTCTAAATCTTGTATTGCTATTGAATGCAACTCATAGGAAGATTGACCTCTCTCCCCAGAATACTTGGCCTTTACTCCTGCACAGAAGTCGAAGATATTCCTATGCTTCTTAATAGTTTCCTCCACAGGTGTACCATGAACCCAGTAGTTAAACACACTGTAAGGAATAATGCTATGAGACTTGTTCTTATGTAGTGGAATATCTTTGAACTCATACTTGCCCTTAGTTTTTGTTTTTCCATTAGTATAAATACCTATATAGTTATTAACATCACTTATTATTAGTTTCTGATAGTCTACAAACTCTAATTCCAAATTAGTTAAGGTTTCCCACTCTTTACAAACAGAGCTATAGACTTCCTCATACTCTCTTGGAATTGAGACCTCAAAACCATCTGTATTCATCATAACAAGGTCTAAGGGTATTTTCTCTGCAAGCATCTCCAGTAACATAGTTAGCAGAAGCTGGCCATTAATACAGATAGATAGAGTTACTGCTCTATCTCTTAAGAAACTATACTCATCATTTGTCAAACCATAAGTAGAGTTGAGCAAAATTTTAAGTATATAGTTTCTTGGATCAGATTTGGGAATACTCCTTCTCTCATTAAAGAACCCCTCATATAATGGAAGAAAGATATCCTTAGGTAGATGTGCTGGGCATAAGTTATTCCTAATCATCAGATTAGGATAAAAACTT